TAGCTTCCCTTCTCGTTCTAGAGTTTCAGATGGGACGATTGGTGACTCTAAGCACCAGAAGCGCGGTTCTAAGTCTGACCACAATCCAGATGCTCAAGGCTGGGTACGTGCCTTTGACTGTACAGCTAGACTTGACGACAACCCAGAAACCATGTCCGACTTGGTTAATCAGCTACGTCAAGTGGCAAAGAGAGACGGACGATTGGCTTACATAATTTACCAAGGCAAAATCTGTTCACCTATCCTTAATTGGAAATGGAGAAATTACAAGGGAGCATCACCGCATAATCACCACGCACATTTTTCTATGAAGAAAAGTGCAGACATGGATACGCGGTCTTTTCATATCGTCCCACTACTAGGAGCTGAATAAATGAATATGAAGAACCCTTTAATCCTTACAGCCGGAGCTTTTCTTTCAGCTTGGGCTGCGTCAAATTTTGACGTTGATTACCGCGCTATTTTGTGGGCGGTCTTAGCCGGCGTCTTTGGGTATGCCACACCTAAAAAGTAATGAGTCCCCAAGACTGGGCGGCTGTTGTAGCTGTTGCGCTGACCGTTATTGGTTCATTTATTGGCTTGGTGCGATGGTTAGTAAAGCACTACCTAATGGAATTAAAACCAAATAGCGGCTCAAGTATGCGAGACGAAATTAACGAGCTACGCGGCGTGGTAAACACAATTCTCAAGCTTTTGGAGAAACAATAGTTTCTAACAAAGGGAGAGGCGCATGACTACACTTGCGGCAATTCAAGGTAATGGCTGGGCTGTAATTGGCTCAGACAGCCTTTCTACTGATGACTCTGGCAGACCCATACAAATGGCTACGCCAAAAATTGTACAAAACGGTGCTTACCTAATCGCCGGAGCTGGTTCAGTACGTGGCTGTAACATCTTGCAATATGGCTGGACGCCACCAAAGCCGCGTGGTGACTTAGACAAGTTTATGACTAAGACTTTTATACCAGCTATGCGTAAAGCTTTCCTAGAAGCTGGTTATGACATGAAACAAGATAGCTCAGAAGCTCTACATGACTCTGAGTTTCTTGTAATTGTTCATGGCGTTATCTATCCGATATTTGAAGATTACAGCTGGGAGCGTTCAACAGAAGCTTTTTATGTTTCAGGCTCAGGCGGTGCATTTGCGCTGGGAGCTTTGAAAGCTCTACAGCTTGACATTCAATCAGAGTGGGAAGCTAGACAAGCTATAGAAAAGTCAATTCAAATTGCCATTAGCTGCGACACAGCAAGCGGTGGCTCTATTTATTTGGCTAGCCAAAAGGGGTATAAGTGAAACAAAGATTTCTTTGTGTGAGTGACCTTCAAGTCCCTTACCATTCAGAAGCGGCTGTCAAGTCGCTCATGGCTTTGGTTAGGCGTGAGAAGTTTGACCGCGTGTTGGTGGTTGGTGACGAGCTAGATTTTCAGTCACAAAGCAAATACGCGAAAGGCACACACCTTGAGTATGAAGGTCAGCTAGATGCAGACCGTAAAACCTGCCAGAACATTCTGTGGGAGCTTGGCGGTGCGTGGGGTATTCCGATGGATATAACGCGCAGTAATCATACCGATAGGCTTTATCATACGCTGCTCCGGGGAGCGCCTTCTTTAATCGGTTTACCAGAGCTTGACTATGCCAAGTTTATGGAGTTTGACACTATGGGTATTCGCTTTCATAAAAAGCCTTTTGAGTTTCTCAAGGATTGGGTCTTGGTTCATGGGGATGAAGGAAGCTTAAACCAGAATCCCGGGGGTACTGCAATTGGATTGGCGAAGAAATTTGGCAAATCCGTTTTGTGTGGTCACACTCACAGGCTGGGTCTACAGGCGTACTCAGAAGGCATACGAGGCGATTACAGGACTATATGGGGCTTCGAGGTGGGAAATCTAATGGAAAAGCGAAAAGCGTCTTATCTCAAAGCCGGGGCGGCTAATTGGCAAATGGGCTTTGGCATCATAGAAGTTAATGAAAAGAACGTCACAGCCATCCCTGTACCGGTCAATAAGGATGGGTCTTTCACCATCTACGGGAAAAGATACGGGTCTTAAAAGTTATCAAAACGTTACCAAAATTAACTTGACTTGGGCTCTGGTTCTGGTTCACTTAGCCTAACTAATCAGAACGGGAGCTCTGAAATGCTAACTCTAATAAAAAATGAAACACAAGCTGTAGCTCATAGCTATATCTTAAAAGGCTGGTGGGTTATGCCCGTTATGCCAAATGATAAAGAACCGCATTTTGACTTAATCAAGCGCGCTCATTTAGACGCTACAAATGATACACAAACCCTTGACTACTGGTTTCGTAAAGACCCAGAAATGAACATAGGGATTAACTGCCAACAGTCCGGTTTAGTTGTATTAGATATTGACTACCGTAATGGTGGGCGGTTCGAAAATTATATGTTAGACACGTTTACAGTAGCTACTGGTGACGGTCTACATCTGTACTATCGGGCAGAACAAGGAGCTTTGTATCGAGGAAAGCTGGATGAAGGTGTGGACATAAAGCACAAAGGCTTTGTGGTAGCAGCTCCATCTATGCACAAAAACGGGAAGCAATATGAAGTAATTCATAACATTGAACCAAAACCACTAAACAAAGAACTAAGGGAGATGATTACAAAATGAATAGCTATGACATATTACAAATAATTGCAGTATGCGCAGCTTTGATAGCTAGCTTTAATTGGGGCTATCAGCTAGGACATCAGGACGGAAAGATAGAAGGACGCAAAGCTGTTAGAAGGTTTTACGAGCAGGTGGGTAAGTGAAAGCTGATGAACTATTACAAGAAGCCGCTGAAACAATTAGGGAGCGTGGGCTCAAATACGGCACACCAGCTGTCAATCACCTTCGCATCAGTAAGTTATGGAGCGCCTACCTTGAACGAAGTATTGAACCCCATGAAGTCGCTATCTGTATGGCGCTTGTCAAAATCTCGCGCATACAAGAGTCATACCAGCATGAGGACAGCTACTTGGACTGCGCGAGCTACGTGTCAATCGCTGGACAAATTGCTACAACTGATTGGACAGACCTTGACAGTTACTAAAGCTGCAAATGGCGTGTGGTGTGATTACTGCAAGCTACGCTGGGGTAGTGAACGCCGGTTAATTGAAGGAATAGGTACAGTCCCTAGGGATGCGTCTTATACGGTAATTAGCCAAAACCCAAAGTCCAAAGGTATTAACAGAAACTATTGCCGCAATTGTGCAGCTGAGGTTTCTGAGTGGACGGACGGGGAAGTCTGGACAATTGCTCAACAAGCTCAAGACTTTGAGAAATACGTCTATGGAAAGGAAACACTACCAAATGTTTAACCTTGAGGATTATACAACCGTTAAAGAACGCATCAAGCTATTCTGGGAAAAGTATCAAGACGGAGCTATTCACACAGAGATTTTAGATTGGAGTGATAAACGCTTTATTGTAAAAGCTTCTTTGTATCGTCTGTGGACAGATGAAAAACCTTTTGCTACTGGTCATGCACATGAGCTTGTAGGTGAACGTGGGGTGAACAGAGACTTTGCGCTAGAAAATGGAGAGACTTCCGCAATTGGGATTGCGATGAAAAATGCCAATATCGGTACAGATAAAAACGCTCCAAGTCGCGAAGAGATGGAGAAGGTTCAAAGACTTAAAGCTGACAAAATCCAAGTAGAAAATCCGTCTGACCCTTGGACTATTAAAACAGTAGAAACACCAAAACCAGCTGTAGATGCAGCTTTAGACCTATTGACTCAAGAGCTTGGGGGTCAAGTAGTTGAAGAAGCTCCTAGCTGTAAGCATGGTCTTATGCAGCTTTTGGAAGGTACTTCTAGCAAGACTGGAAAGCCATATAAAGGCTATAAATGCAAAGCTAATATCCAACCAAATGGGGCTGGATTATGCGAAACTATATGGTATGAACTAGCTCCTAATGGGAGCTGGAGACCACAAAAGCCGAAAGGTAAATGATGGGTAATTTAGTATTTTTCCATTCTGATGGTACAGCTGAGATATTGCCAGCTAACAGACCGGTTGAAGCTCCAGAACCAATTACAATTTATTGTGATTTGTGTAATGAACCTTTAGCTATTACACCAACAGCTGAGGATGAAGTTTACGTCCGCTGCATGAAATGTATGACGGTCAATGGCAAACCACAGACGCAATAGAGGTTTAGCTACAGAGCGTTTAGTAAGCAACTATTTGAGGGAGTGGTTTCCTTACGCTACTGTAGGTAGAGGTGCAGACCCGTCTGGTGACATAGTTAATCTTCCTATAGACGTGGAAGTTAAAAGTGTTGCTAAATTCGCACCGCTGGCGTGGCTGCGCCAAAGTAGAGCTAGAACTACTAAGAGTGGGAAACTTGGGGTAGTAGTCCTACGCTGTAATGGACAAGCGACGAAAGTGTCTGAATATGCGGCACTAATGCCATTTTCTACTTTGGTTCAGCTATTGCTGGAAGCTGGTTACGATAAAATACCTTTAGAGCTCAATCCAATCCGTTGTAACCAATGTGGTGGATGGATTATTGAAAAAATGGAGTGTAAAACCTGTGCCAATGTATGAATACCGTTGTCCAATATGTAATAACCAAATGGAATTAGAGCTTTCAATGGAGCATGATTTAGTACGCTGTAATGACTGTAATGCGCTAGCTAATCGTATTTATTCAGCTCCGGGTATCGTATTCAAAGGTAAAGGCTTCTATAAAACAGGCGGCTAAGACACGCCTTCTGACCTGCGGTTTTAATCAAATGTTAGGGGTGTCATGCTAGGCTACAGCTTAAAGCTAGAACGCATCAGGCGTTCACAGCGAGCCGCGCTGCGGTTAGCTCGCTGGGTAGCAGGGCTGATTGGGATAGCTATAGCCTTGGCAGCTCCAGCATACGCGCCTTATGCACATGATTTAACACCAAAAGAATATGCAAGAACCTTATTGACTAAACATAATTTTCATTGTCTTAATAAGCTGTATTCAAAAGAGAGTGCTTGGAGACATGACGCTGTAGGTAACTTAGCTGGTAAGCAAAAAGCTTATGGAATACCACAGATAAAGAACGACATAATAAAGGATAAGAGTCCACTATCTCAGGTAGACTATGGATTGAAATACTTGTCTAGGCGTTATGGAGTGTTAGCTAATGGTGAGCCAGATGCGTGTGCTGCATGGGCTCACTTCCAGCGTAATGGCTGGCACTAATGCCCCACGTTTTAACAGATGCCCCAATATATGTGGGCATGAGTTAGGTACTGGGCATGAGTAGCTTAAAGAACACAGGCTCTACTACTAAATGGAGAAAGATTAGAGCTGCAATACTTAAAAGAGATATGGAGATGTGTCAGCTCTGTGGAGCTAGAGCGACCCATGTTGACCACATAATCCCTAGGCGTTTAATGCAGGGACAAGCGGCTGACCATCCTGATAATTTGCAAAGTCTTTGTAAAATGTGCAACTTATCAAAAGGGGGTGGCTTTTTTGAGAAGGCTTTACC